GACTAGTACAATTAAAGTAAACAACATACAAAACCAATGCGGTGCAAACATCATTAACGAGAATAGTAATACAATTACTATTGGCGCTAGTGGGGATACGATTGCTTTAGCATCAGGTGCATCACAGACAGGTTTTGGTAGAACAGGGACTGTTGATTGGCAAACTACTATTAAGACAGGAGATTTTACAGCAGTAAGTGGTGAAGGATATTTTATTAATACTACAAGTGGTGCTATTTCGATGACACTTCCAGCCTCACCAAGTGCAGGTGCAATAGTTTCTGTAAAAGATTACGCACAAACTTTTGACAATAATGCTTTAACAGTTGTAAGAAATGGTTCTAATTTTAACGGTGGATCTTCTTTTGATCCTTCATTTAGTGACGAAGGTGCTTTTTTAACTTTTATTTATGCAGATTCAACAAAAGGTTGGTTAGTTACAGACAGTTCAACTAATACACAGGGCGCACAAAATACTTTTGTTACTGCAACGGGTGGAACGATTACAACATCAGGAGATTTTAAAATACATACATTTACAGGTCCTGGTACATTTTGTGTATCTGCAGCTGCTGGACCTGTAGCATTTGTAGATTATATGGTTGTTGCAGGAGGAGGTAGTGGTGGACCAAGCACACACGGAGGAGGAGGTGGAGCTGGTGGTTTTAGAGAATCAAAAAGTCCTACTTACGCCCCAGCCTGGACAGCAAGTCCATTGGTTTCAACTTCATCATTACCTGTATCAGTACAAGGTTACCCAGTAACAGTGGGTAGCGGTGGAACAGCACCACCAAGTCCATCTACTAACGGAGTAAAAGGGTCAAATTCAATATTTTCAACAATTACATCAACAGGAGGCGGTGGAGCATCTGCCGGACCTGGTACACCTGATGATGTAATAAATGGTGGTTCTGGTGGAGGAATGAGGCAGACTTGCTCAACTAATAATAATGGATCAGGTAATACACCTCCAGTAAGTCCTCCACAAGGTAATGATGGTGGAACAATTCCAGGAGGCGGTACAAGTCCCGGATATGGAGCAAGTGGTGGTGGAGGTGCAACCACAGCAGGTGGAAATGGAACTCCAGCACAAGGAGGTGCAGGTGGTACAGGAGCTACAACAAGTATTAACGCATCACCAACAGCTTTTGCTGGTGGTGGAGGAGGAAGTTTATTCTGCGGAGGTGGAGGTGGACCAGGACCAGGAGGAACTGGTGGTGGTGGTAAAGGTGGATTAAGAAATAATTATGCTGGCGTAGCTGGCACAGCTAACACTGGTGGTGGTGGTGGAGGATCTGAAAGATGTACTCCAAGTAATAATGGAGGAAATGGCGGTAGCGGAATCGTAATAATAAGGTACAAATTTCAATAGGTAAATTATGAGTGAAATAAAAGTAAATAAAATTAGTCCAAGAACAAATTGTGGTACAACCACATTAGGGGATAGTGGAGATACATTCACAATTCCTGCTGGTGTAACAATATCAAACTCTGGTACTGCAGCAGGATTTGGTTCTACAGGTGAAGTATCTTGGAATACGACAGTTAAGACAGGAGATTTTACAGCAACATCTGGTAGTGGATTTTTTGTAAACACAGCAGGAGGAGCAGTGACGGTAACATTACCTAGTTCTCCAAGTGCAGGAAATGTAGTAGCTGTTTCAGATTATAATAGCACCGCATCTAGTAACGCTATTACAATTGCTAGAAATGGCTCTAACATAAATGGATCTGCAAATAATTTAGTAATAACAAAAAGTAATTCAGCAGTTCAATTAGTTTATGTAGATGCAACGACAGGTTGGCAAAATGTAACCACAGCAAATCCATCTGATATTGCAAATGCGTTTGTTGCAGCAACAGGTGGAACTGAAACAGAATGTGGTAATTTTAAAATTCATACTTTCACAGGTCCTGGAACTTTTACAGTTACAAATGCAGGAACTGCTTCTGGTTCAAATACAGTTTCATATTTAGTACAAGCTGGAGGTGGTGGCGGAGGTGGTGGTCTCGGTGGAGGCGGTGGAGCAGGTGGTTTTAGAGAAGGTAAAGCATCATCAGATTGTTATTCAGCTAGCCCATTAAATGCTCCCGCAGGTTTACCAGTTTCAGTTCAAGCTTATCCAATTACAGTTGGTGGTGGTGGAACAGGTAGAACTTCTCCAGGTGCAACAGGAGGAAATGGTAATCCAGCCGTATTTTCAACAATAACATCCGCTGGTGGCGGTGGTGGAGGAACAGTAGGAACACCTCCAAACAATGCAGGTGGATCAGGAGGATCTGGTGGTGGTGGAGCAGGACAAAATCCTTCTTCAAATCCAGGAGCAGGTAATACTCCTCCAGTGTCTCCACCTCAAGGAACTAATGGTGGAGTAGGTGATCCATCTCCAGGTTATTTTGGTGGTGGCGGTGGCGGAGCAACTGCTAGTGGAAATCCAGGAACAACTGGTGGCACTCCAGGAAAAGGTGGAGCTGGTGCAACAAGTTCAATTAATGCAACACCTACAACAAGAGGAGGTGGTGGATCTGGTGGTGGAGACGGCCCAGGACAACCAGGAGGATCTGGTGGTGGTGGTAAAGCAGGAGATAATCCAGAAGGAACAGGGACTGCTGGAACAGCTAATACCGGTGGTGGCGGCGGAGGTGGATCTGGAGGTGGACCAACTGGTGGTGATGGTGCCGCTGGTGGATCTGGTATTGTTGTAATTAGATATAAATTTCAATAGTTGAATGGTAATTAAAATTAATATATAAGGAGAAACATTATGGCACATTTTGCAAAACTAGGATCAAACGGAAAAGTTATTCAAGTACTTACTTTGAATAATTCTGATATGTTAAACGCTGATGGTGTTGAAGATGAATCAGTAGGTCAACAATATTTAGAAACACATAATAATTGGCCTGCACAAATGTGGATTCAAACATCTTACAATACATCTGCCAATCAACATTCAAATAGCGGAACACCTTTTAGAGGAAACTACGCAGGTATAGGTTATACTTGGGACGAAGATAATCAAATCTTTTGGCCTAAAAAACCCTATGCATCTTGGGTAAAAGATACTTCTGATGCACAATGGCATTCGCCTATTGGTGATGCTCCTGCATTAACTGCAGAGCAAGAATCACAAAATACAGCTGGAACAAACCATTGGTATTACAATTGGAATGAATCAGGCCAGTCTTGGGACTTGACAGACGGATTAGCATAATTTATATCTGGTGGTGGTATGCAAAAGAAAGTATTAAGCGAACAAGCATTATATTTTGGTGATGTGGCTATGCCTAAAGATTGGGACATTGACCGAGATAAATTATCAGGCGACATTTTACAATCAGTAATTCAAAACAAAGATTTTCCATTCTCACGAACTTGGGATATGTTAAATACCTATATGCGAGATCACGTTGGTCTTGAATATGGTATTAATTTAGTTAACAAAGAAACGTGGGGAAATATTTATAAACCTGCGGAAACTACAGTTCCATTACTTAATATAGATCCAGTAGATCTTCGAAACTCGCCAGACTTTACATTACTATATGGCGTTAAAGTTAAAGATTGTATGGTCAGAATACACTTTGAAGATAACAGACGTAAAGGTAGATCTTGGGATATACCACTTTTAAATAACAGATTTATAATGTTTCCATCTACTAATATGTATTACCTAACTAACAATCAAAAAGATTCATTAAACTTTGTGCAAACAATAACTTATGAATATATCTAATTATTATTGGTATTTTAGTGGTGTTCTCACACCTAAGTTCTGTGCTGAAGTAATAAAATATGCTAACGATCAAAAAGAAGTTATGGCTAGAACAGGCGGCTATGGTGATAGAAAATTAAACAAGCAAGAAGTATTAGACTTAAAAAGAAAAAGAAATTCTGATTTAGTTTGGTTAAATGATACTTGGATATATAAAGAATTACACCCATATGTTCATGAAGCAAATGCAAGAGCTGGTTGGAACTTTGATTGGGAAAGATCTGAGTCTTGTCAGTTTACAAAATACAAATTAAATCAATATTATGATTGGCACTGTGATAGTTGGGATAAACCTTATGACAGAAAAGATCCAAACAATCCAGAACACGGAAGAATTCGAAAACTATCTATGACTTGTCAGCTAACAGATGGTTCAGAATATAAAGGTGGTGAATTAGAATTTGATTTTAGAAACTATGACCCACATATGAGAGACGAATCGAAGCATAGAGTACAATGTAAAGAGATATTACCAAAAGGATCTATCATTGTATTTCCTAGTTTTGTGTGGCATAGAGTTAAACCAGTAACATCA